TAAGAAATTTAATAGAGGAGGAAATAATGATCTATTAGCAAGAAATTGGTTACAAGTTAAGAATGCAGATTCTGTATTTGCTATTGGTGAGTTTGACGTAGTTGAAAAATGGCATTCAGGAGCAAAAGTACCTATAACTACTCCAGGAAATTGGGCAGTAAAAGGAGGAACTAATGCTGCTGTTCAAATGGCTATTACAGCAGGAAAACCAGTTTATGTATTTGATTTAAAGTCTAAAGCCTGGTATGAATATACAGAGGATTTAGGATTTTTAAAAACTGAAAATACTCCTATACTAACTAAAAACTTTGCAGGTATAGGAACTAGAGATATAGAAAGCTATAATATTAAAAATTCAGACGGACAATGGGTAGAAAGACCTGCTTATAAAGGAAAAGATGTAGAAGAATTAGCTAAACAAGCTATAACAGAAGTATATTATGCAACGCAGCAAGTTGTGGATACAACTGCATTCTGGAGAGAGGCTCCATTTCAATTAGCTCAAGGCTTTGAAGGATACCCTGAAGCGGATCTGGAATTAGATAGAGCCCTTATAAAGTTCTTAAAGAAAGGAGGATTTGATGTAAAAGAAGTAGATTTAGCTAGTATAAAAGAAGAATATGGGGTAGATGCGATAGGAGTTGCTGATATTTTCAATAAGATAATAAAGGTAGCGAAGGAGGGAAGAAACATTCAAACACTTCCAGAAGAAACTGCCCATGTAGTTGTAGAAACAATGCTAGGGAAAAATGAGGTTTTAGATAACCTTATAATTAAGATAAATGGATGGAGTAAGTTTGATGCTATCTATGAAAGATATAAAGGACTATATACTGATGATAACGGTAATACCGATATGGGTAGGATAAAAAAAGAAGCCGTGGCCCAATTGATCTCAGAAGTAATAGTGCAGAAATGGGATGCCAAGAAGAAGAATTGGTTCTACGCCCAGGTAAGGGAAATTATAGACCACATTTTTAACTTATTTAAAGGATGGTCTTATTTTGAATTATATTCTGAAGCAGGTGCTATAGCTGATAGTATAATGGCAAAGAATGCTGATACTAAACCACAAGCAGTTGCTCCTTATTCTTCTGCGATGGTTAATTGGGTTAATCTTATACAAACTAAATTAGAAGCTGTAGTAGAAAGAACGGAGCAATCAGAAAGCATGTTTGATGCAACACCTGCAGAACAAGCAGAGATTATGGAAATGCCTGATCCTACAGATTCTCTATATTTCCAAGTAAATGCAGATAAGATATTTAAAACTGCTAAAGAAGAATTAGGCAAAGCAAGAAATTCTGCGGGAACTAGATTATTTTCTTTTGGAATTAGAAATATGGCTATGGCCTCACCAGTTATTGACAAGTTCAGACAGCAAAGGAATTTTGTTAATACAATAAATAGAACTAAATTTAATAGTACTAAGGTAATAGAGTTAGTTAAAAATCCTTATAATCCTACTAAACAAGTTTGGGTAATCAAACCTAACAACTATAAAGGACCTCAATTGGGTCTCTTTGAAGATGAAAATAGGATGAAACCTGAAAAAAAATGTACATAAATGGCAACATGTAATTGGGACATAAAAGTAACAGAAAGAGAAGACAAAAGTACCTATATAGATAAGAATGGTACTAAAACTGTAAGGAGTGCTTTATGGGATGGACTAAGGCAAGCACTTAAGTCTGAGAAAGAAGCAGATCTTCTATATCGTAAAATAATGGGACCTGTAGGAGATTTCATTAATATGCATGGAGATCCTTATAAAGGCCCTTGGGATGAAGAAAAGAATCCCGAAGGCTATCAGGGCCCAGCTGATCAAAATGGTGAACCTACTGTTAAAGCGGCTCTAGAGTTTTATCGACTGGATAAATTTATGAGAGAGCCTCAGAATTTAGGAGAGAAAACACCTCTTACCAAGAAAATGTCTGTATTAAAAGATGCTATTAATTCTATTGAGAAACAATTAGGAGTATTTAGAAAACAGAAGGGGAAAGCAGAAATGACTGCAGGACTGGAGAAGTTAAGAAATGATTTATTGGAGCAATTAAGAGATAAAAAAGAAGAGAAAGGACTTCTTGTATATGCAGAGACCGCTTTAAATCAAACTAAAGAAATGCTGAAGATCTTAAGAGAGCTTTATGCAAATAAAAAGATAGTTCCTAATGATAAATTATCAAAACTAACAGCAAGACAGCTTCAGGATATATATGAATATGCTAAATCCTTTTCTAATATAGATGAAATAATAGCTCAGGCTGAAGCAGGGTATATAAAATTAGATGCCAAGGTACTTGCAGATTTAAAAGAAACTGCCAAGTTAAGAGATGTTATAGAAACTGAGTATAAAACAATGACTGTAGAATTTATAACTGATAGATTTGCTCCTACTGATGGACAGGCCCAAGCTCTCTATAGAATGCAGACTGAAAAGAGGTATAAAAAAGATAATCCTATTGAAAAGGGTGAATCAATTACTGAATTTGATAATAGGGTAAAGGAGTATGTAGATGAAGAAGTACAGAAAGCTGTAGATGACGGAGTTATTCTAGAAAATGCAGAGACAATGCTTGAAGAGCAATTAAGTTCTGTTAAAGGTGATATAGATTTTTTACAGAGATGGATGTTAAATGCTGCTGAAACTAATGACTTTATTTTAAAAACAGTTGCCCAGGAAGTGAATGCACAAAGCGATAGAGCTCGATTGGACTTTCAGCAGAAAGCTGCAGAACTACATGAATTTTGGGAAAAATTAATAGAATATCAAAAGAAGAAGGGCGTAAAAGTAAAAAACCCTTTAGAACTATATGATCTTATATTAGAAAAAGATCTGGAAGGAAATCCTACCAAGAGTTATACTATGCAGTATTATAGTAACTTCTATATAGAATCAGATGAACAGTATTCTAAATCCAGAGAAATTGCTAAAGAACAAGGAGAAGATGCTGGAATAGCATATTGGGAAGCCTGGAAGAAAAAGTACAGAAGAGTTAATCCAGATGCTAAAGAGATATATCAAGATACTGCAAAAAGAGGAAGACTAAATTTATATAAAGCATATAAATCAGCTAATGCAAGAGGAGATAAGGCAGAAGCTAAAAAGATTAAAAGAAGAATAGAAAGAGTATTAGAACAAAGAGGACAAAAATTTTATGTTCCTTCTGATAGAATAGTAAGTAAATTCTTAAATCCTAGATATACAGAATTGATGAAGCTAGGAAAGGAAGATAAAAATAATCCTCTTTATAAGTTTTGGCTGAAAGCCCTAGAAACAAAACATCTTTCAGATCAAAGAGTTCCTGATAGTTATAAGCTAAAGCAAAGAATGGGAGGTATTAGAAATACCTTTTGGGAAAAATTCTCTGCTGTTAAAACTTTTACAGATGTATGGTATAAATGGATTAAACCTACTATTAAAGAAATAGTGAGTGTAACAGAAGAGGATATAGAATTTGGAGATGTAGATGAGAAAATGCTAAAAGCTGATCAGGAAAAGAAAGAATTAGTATCAGTTAATTCTGAAATGGAAGAAAGACAGTTTATACCACTACATTTTAGAGGAGATCCTAAAGAACATCAGACTTATGAGGTTATGACTGAGTTGCTAGCTACATACTATACTGCTACTAACTACCATTATCTTAATCAGTTACTTCCTTATATAGAAATGCTTAAATATCATATGAAGCAAAGGGGTTCAACAAAGACAAAGGGATTTAAAGAATTATTTGCACGTGGACTAACGGGCGATGTCAGAGTTACACAAAAGGGAGAGTATTCTAATGCTTATGATGCCTTTATAGATTATATAGAACAAAGAATTTATGGCGTGGGCAAAATAGATCCTGGATGGGAACTGGGAGGAGTGAATTTTATTAAAGTAGTAAATGCCTGGATGACATATGTAGGTTTAGTTACTCTGGGAGGAAACTATCTAAGTGCAAAAGCTAACTGGAATTTAGCTCAAGTAATGACTTGGATGGAAGGTCTCGGCAGTGAGTTTTATTCAGCTAAAGATGTTGCAAATGCTGAAAAGAAGTATACAATGGACCTTATGGACATTTTTGGAGATGTTGGAGCCATAAGACCTAAATCAAAAACAAATCTATTAGGTGAGATATTTGACCCTTTAAACGACTTTAATTTTAATCAGTACAACTATTCAGATAACACTAGGCTAAAAAGACTTATGAATTTAAGTAGTGCACACTTTCTTAACAATATGGCGGAGCACAATGTGCAAAACCTAACTATGTACGCAGTTTTAAATGGTACGAAAGTTATGAATAGTAAAGGGGAGTATATTACCAGGGGAGGGGGAGTGACCACCAATGTGAGAGAAGCCATGAGTTTAGATGAAGCGTATAGTGCAAAAAATGGAAAACTAACAGTAGCTTCAGATATAGAAAGTATATGGTCTCCTGTATTTGGTAAACTAAAGTATAAAAGTAAAGAAGATAGAATAAAAGCTCAGATAAAGTTAACAAATGCTATGCAGCAGATTAACTATGATCTCCACGGTGCGTACTCTTTAAGAAATATGCCTCCTTTCCAAAGACTATGGATAGGAGCGATGGCTTTAATGCTTAGAAAATTCTTAGCCCCGTCAGTATTAAGAAGATTTGGAGGAGGATTAGCGTATATACATAATAGATGGTCAGTTAAAGAGGAGGAACTTTATGAACCTACAAAGAGATATAGAATAGGAACTCAAACTTACGCAGAAGGTATGTATGTAACAGCAGCTAGAACCATACCTAAACTATTAAAAGCTATTGTAAAAGACCTTACAAAGATGCAGCGGGATCTGCAAAGAACAGAATGGTCTCAGCTCAGCAAGCATGAAAGGGCCAATATTATAAAAACTGTCAGTGAATTAGGATTTGGTGTAGTATTATTTACATTAGGCTCTGTATTAAGAGGAGAAGCAGAGGACGATGAAGATAATGCATATCTATATTATTTAAGTTTTCAAGCAAATAGATTATATACAGAACTATATGCTTATGTGAGTATTACAGAAATGATGAGAATATTACAGTCTCCTATGGCTACTATAACAATGATAGAAAGGGTTAAAATGTTGGTTTCTCAACTGGTTGAAGATGTCTTTTGGAATTTAGGAGAATGGGAAACCTATCAATCAGGTACCAGAAAAGGTAAATCCAAAATATCAAAGAGTATACAAGATGTAATTCCTTTTTGGAAGCACGGTACAAGACATGAACATTTAGCAGATGTGGTTAATTATTATTACAAGTAGTGTATCTAGAGAAGTTAATAGTACAATTAGAAAATGCTCCTTGTATCTGGGCATGGCAAAGAAAAAATGTAGAGATTAATATTAAGATATGTAGGATGCAAATTAAAATTAGAGACAAATGCAAAAACAATTAACAGTATTTAAAGAGTTTTCTAAAAACCCTATAGTAGCTATGTTATTTATAGCTCTAGTTGCAGTTGGATATCTATATTGGGATGTACAAGGTGCTTATGAAACACAAATAAATGAGCAAAGACAGACTATTAAAGAGCTAAAGAAAGAAGCAAACAAGTGCAGAGATAGGTATGAAGACCACTTAAGAAGCTGTGAACCTGGATACGATGCAGTTCAGCGGCGTGGGGGACGTAAAAGATAATGCAATTTTTTTTGCATTGTTGGTGTGCAATCTATTTGCACAGGTCAAATTGCAAAGGCGATTGCAATTTCATTTCGTATGAAAGTGTATCAAAAATTGACACTACTGTTCAAAAATTGAACACTTTATGCAGATCGGTAGGTAAAAAAAAGAGCAAGACCTAAGTCTTACTCTTTTTTAGTTCATATAAATCATCATTAACACCATCATCTTCCCATTCCTCTATCTCTATATCAAAATTGTTATTAACAATATCTTCAATAAATTGTGCTTTAGCTTCATAAGGATCTGAATAGCTTGTTTCATCATACTTTTTGGTTATTGTTATATCCCAATGTTTCATTAATTTATATTTATTTTTAAAGACACCGCATACTCCATAAAAGGCATAATAGCTTTCCATGCTCCTGTGATATCATCACTATAAATAGCAGTATCTAAATCTTCTAATGCATACTCGTATGCAGTATCTAGTTTGCCATCTTTAGTACATTCATTGCATGCTGCTATAACAAGCATTATATCATCCCAATATAAACGGTTTAAAAGTTCTACGTTAATTGGTTGTTTTGATATTCTAGTAGAATAAAATTGCATAAATTCAGAAATAACTTCTGTATCTCTTTTTGTAAAAGTTTTAGTACTCATAATAATATATTTAGTTAATAAAATTAAAGTTAGCTATAACACGTCCATCCTCCTGGGGATCATATAGTTATATTGCATTTTGGCCCAAAAGTGGCCCATAAAGGACCAAAAAGGTCCCTTATTTGTCCAGCCTTATACCTACACATACAGGAAATCTGGGTATACCATCTTCACTATATTCAAAGAATCTGATTTCAGCAGTTTTGCCAATGTAATCAGTTGCATTAACTAATATATTTTTTCTCTCTTCGTGAGAAAACTTCATGCCGCATCCGAATTGTGTTCCTTTATACTCACATATAAATTGTCCATGTTCAGGCCTTTTCTCCATACCCAATACATTTATAATCTTACAAGACAGATCTTGAAAGTCTTTATACTTCAGTAAATTACTACTTCTGCTCTTTGACTTATAGCCAGCTTCACCCCATCTAAGAATTGAGCCTTCATAGCCTAGTCGTAATGATTTTACATGAAACTCCTTAAGATCTTCTTCACTGTGAATAGTTACAGTGGATACTATCTCAATATGTTTTAACCCTCCCTTAAAGCATATATACTTTTTTTCTATATTATCTAAGATTGTTAGTCTTTCATTAAAAGACATATCAGGGTCAGCATAATCATATACATGATATTTTACTTCCTCTGTTTCTCCAGGTCTATACTTTTTAATAAGTCGCATATTCTCTTGAAAACTCTTTCCATGAGCATATAATTCACCATCCAATGGTGCTTTTAGATTCATTTTAGCCAGTTCTTCAAGTATATGATCCATATTTAAGATCTCTTTACCTTTTCTAGATATTAGCTTATCAGAATAGCCTAATGCTCTCATCCCATCTAACTTAGGTTGTACATAACACGGATATTCTACTTTATGAGCTTCTTTATCATAACTCTTTGCCAACATAGGCAATAAAACAGTAGTTCCTTTAGCAGCTTCTATAGAATCAAAGTAACCTGTACTCATTTTAGTTTCTATTTTACTCTCTGCTTCAGATACGGCTTGCTCTTCCGCCGTGGTAGCATTTGATCTACCAACATTCTTTGGTGTGCACTCACTGCGATGTTCTACAACATTCTCAGTACCCACCTGTCCAGATTCTTGGATCAGCCAAGCTCCTTCAGCATATACATGCAGAAATCTAGCTTTACCTTTAGAATCTATTTTATATATAGTTTTACTATAATTCATTTTTTTATTTTTGTTATAAAATCTGTTAAAAGGGCCGCTTCTTCTGTATAGTCTACAGTTCTCACTCCTCTATACCAACCCATATTTCTTTCATGTTGTTGTAAAGCATCTAATAAGTTCTTAGTTAAGTTTACAACTTCTATAAATTGTTCTTCTATAAATTGTTCTTCAGTCATTCGTTTACATTTAATAAATAAAAAAAAAGGACCCTACAACCTTGTAGAGCCCTTTTCAAATGAAAAACACTAATCCATTTCTATAGGTCCTTCTGTCGAACTTATAATATGTTCTATTTCATCTCCTGGATCAGAGATTATAATTTCATGTATATCAACAAGTTTCTTTAAAGATTCTGAAATTGATCTTAATGACCTTACAATTTCTGGTATGTGTGCTTCATGCATTGTTCGTTCATAGCCAGTCATTATTCCAAAAAGTTTATTTTCTTGTTTTCATTACCTGTCATTTTTTGATAAGCAATTTGAATTTTAGAAGTGTTCAAAGCGATATTATAAGCTTTTAAAGCCTGTGTAATAACTTTTAGATCTCCAGTTTTTTCAAAATCCTCATGTAATATTTCAGCAGCACTTAGTAAATTTTCTCGTGCTTCTTCTGCTGTACTTATTTTTGGTTTTTTAATTGCCATTTTTAATAAATTTATGTTAAATAATTAGAGCTGTTTATACTTATGATTATTATCATAAATACTCACTATATACTCTTTGCCTTCGTCGTCTTTTTGAATAGTATCAGTTCCATTCCATCCTTCAGTATCATAGTCAACTACTATGACTATGACACCTTTAGGAATTCTGTCTTCTATTGTTACTGCCCCATCTCTAACAACAACTTTAATTACTAGATTATTACTCATGATTGGTTTTTTATTATTAAGTTCCTTTTGCTCTTACATATGTTTGATCTCCATAAGGTCCAGTCTCTGTAACAAGTTTAGACTCTTTAAATTTACCATCATCATAAAAATGAAATTTTCCTTTTTTAGCATAAGTAGCAAATGAATCAGATGTTTGATTCATACCTAATCCAATAAAATAGCACTTATCAAAATATGTATTGATAGTATCCCATCCGTCTGTAATAATAATAGAAGCTCTTTTTAACTGTTTAGCATTAGTTATACAACATTCAATATTAGTTCCTCCACCAAACCTGGTTTTAAATAGTTGTCCTATAGTAACTTTTTTTAATGAATTAGAAAATAGATATATATCTCTAACTAGTCCCATAAGATGTAACTTAAGTCCTAATATTCTTGCTAAGGTACTCATTTTTATATATTTCCCTCCTATATTAATAGTACTGGTCATAGAACCAGAATCATCTAAATATATATCAAAATTGATAGCATAACGTTTTCTTCTCACACTAACATCAGTTAATAAAGCTGCGTGCGAAAAATCTTCCATATTTATAATATCATCCACTTCAGCTGTATCAGAATCAAAGAAACTTTCTTCTATTACTTCTGGTATGCCATAAGTAGCCTCTATTGCACGATCCGCAACATGCTTAACAAATCTGTTAATTTCATTCCTATTTATAGATAAAGCTTTAGATACTTGAGGATCTACAGCAATTTCACATAAGTCCAGATCATCTCTTAATCCTTTTCCTGCATTTTTACCAAAGTTCTCCTCTGCATTCTTAATATCTTTACGAGCTTTATTTAACCCAAGATTAACGGCATGTTCTAAAGCACTTAGATCTGGGGCTTGTCCTTTTCCAATAGCTTCATTAGCTTTATTTATCATATCTTCTCGCTCTTCATCTCGTAGTGAATCTAAAACTTTGATAATTCTTTCCATAATAGCTTTCATAGCTATATAACTGTATCCTTTATGCTCTTTAGTAACTAATTTTAACAAATGATTATTCATCTTAGTAGTAAGATGATGCCACCAATATTTATCAGGTGTAATTTTAAGTTTATTCTTTTCATTAAAGAAAGTCTTAAATGCATCAGTGACCATCCATTCCTTATCTTCATTTTCAAGAATTCTTTCATAAGTATGTGATCCTACATTTTCTTTAATCTTTTTAGTAATATCTTTTGAAGTATCTTTAGCAATGTCTGTTTGAAACACTCCTGCTTTTTGCGGATCCTTATAAGGAGTAAATATATATTTACCTCCTGTTAGCCAGTCTAGCCCTCTTTTTCCTAGAATTCCAGAATAGCGATCCCAATTAAAATCTAATTGTCCCATTTTTGTGTATTTATTTGTTTATAAAATAAAGGATAAGAGGGAATGGTCCCCCTTATCTCTTTTTTAACCTTCACTCTTCTATTGTTGCATCGACAAGTGCTTCTTCTAATTGCTGACATGCATCAGGAAATAATCCATCTGTATTATTACAGAATTTTTCCTTAACAAATGCAATTAGTTCATCAGTACTGTCATCTAGATTTATAACAGTATCAACTAATATAGCAGCTAGCTCTTGAGATTTATTCTTATAAGACCTCATTCCTCCCATTTCTTTCAAATCAGTTATGATTTGTCCAACGTAGGTTTGAGTATAAGATTCATTCCCTCCTTCTATGACTCCTTCAAGTTCATTAATAGAAGTTCTTAAATTATTCTCTCTTTTACTTTCTAGTTTGGTAGCTAGTTCAGTAAGTTTACTTGGAGCAATAAGTTCACAAGCTTTCATTAGAGCTTCATTATCATCTACATCATAGATAAGTTTAATAGCTTTAGCTATTATAGGAGCAAATGTGGCAGTCCTATCAGATACGGCATCATAAATGGAGTCCAGGAACTTAAAAGCTTTCCCTTTTTCTATTACTTCAGCACATATTTCATCAAGTGTAGGAACTTTGATATCTAAATGTTTGGGTCCTTTTTGTGCCCAAATATTCTTAATACCATCTACACCTACTCTGTCTACTTTTACAGTTAATACAAATCTATCCCAAAAAGGATTTTCAAGTTCATCATCGGGTATTGTATTACAACTTCCTGCTAATACATCCCATTGACATTTCTTTACTTCAGATCCATAGAAAATAGCTCTCTCCCTCATAATTGATAACAAAGTATTTCTGACTCCTGAAGTTCCTTTATCAACTTCATTTATCAATACATACTTAGCATTAACTATAGGAGCATCTACTTCATACTTTTTATCCTCAAGTAAGCTCTTCATATTAACTCTTCCTTTAATTTCGGAAGTCTTAGTTCCTTCATCTAATTCAATAACAAAGGTGTTCTTACGAACAAGATCTCTGCTATAACCAAATTTAGCAGCGGCATAGTCTAATAATGATTGGGTTTTGCCAGTCCCTGGTTCTCCTAATAAGAGAACTGGAAGCTTAGTAGCTTCCCCTAATGCTAAGATTTTAAATATATCGTCTTTGCCTATTAGTTTTGTAATTACGTTTCTAATTTCCATTTTTATGGTTTTGTAAAAATTAATAATTCAGACTTGAGGTTTCCCTCAAGCCCGTTCGTTTTCTTCTTGATTACTTTCTTCTTTATAATAAGTTTCTGCATCAAATCGGTATATTTCTTTCTCTGGTTTCCAGATAGAATATAACTCTTTGTCTGCAGTAAGCTCCATTTCAAGTCGTTTTTCCCAGTACTTCTTTAAAGTATCGGCTTTATGCACAACCATATGTGCATTAGTTCCTTTTTTAAATAAAGCTTTATATTCGGGAGTAAACTTGGAATATTCTCCTACAAGAAAATTAAAGTAATCATTCAAGTATTTCGGTGGTACACTAATTACATGCATTACATACCCTCGTTTAACATCATAAGTTGCTAAATGAAGAGGATGCTGTTCAAGAACACTTTCAAATTTCATATATTCGGCAGTGAATCTTGGATTAAATAATACATATAAGGCTTCTTTATATTGCCTTGTGTGACCGTGATCTCCGAGATACGCATTAATAAATCCCAGCTTAGAACGGTTAGGGAAAATATTTATAATCATCGGCATTAAAAATGTCGTTGTATAAGTATTGATCCTTTTTTCTATTTTACTAGAGTTCATAAGCTTATTAATTTATTTAAGTTTGTTCAAATAGCTTTTCTACATTTCTTCCAGAATTGCCTTCAAAGACTCTAGTAATAATATTACCATCCCTTTGATACTCTTCATAATGTTCAGCTCTATAATCCCAATTATCAGTATATTGATGATGATCGAGATCGTTCAATAAACAGTTAAATCCTTTTATACGTCTATTACCATTCTGATATTTTCCTCCATATATGCCACAATGTATATCTTGTCCAGATACTTTGTAAACCATAGGAAGATTATAACAATCAGTTTCAGCTACTATAAATATAAAATTCAATAATTGATATTCACCATACCCATTAAGGATGGCCCAATATCTTATGGCTGTCATATAAAATGCAGCCTGTCTAAAATATCCAAAGCGTTTAAAGCTCGATTCAAAATCATAAACAGATTTACCAGTAGATTTAATATCTATAGGTTGAATAGTTTTGTCCAGATGGTCAATGATAACTTTATCCAATATACTTTTACAGTTATATCGTCTTATAGTATTACCATCTCGTTTATCTATAACTTCATATTCCCAATCTATCTTTAATTGATTATGAACTTCTACCACTTCAGAAGATTCTTTAAAATACTTTTCAGTATAAGTACCATATTTTAGCATATCAGCCATTTGTCTAGCCTCAGCATGTTCTGCAATACTAACTACCTGTTTATCTTTATTAGTTTTCAGGAAGGTAATAAAAGCTTCATACAAAGGATCTTGTAGCCTCTTTTTTACAGTATCTTTTTTAAGTTTAAATCCAGCTGTATCATATGCAACTTCAAAAGCTTCATCTTCATCGCCTGGATAACTCGCAAATACCTTACAAAATACTTCCATCATTCCTCCAGGAACTTCTACATTTGCTACTGCAAATCTTTCAAGTTCTTTATCAGGTTCTGTTAACATACAATCTAAAAGGCTTCCCTTTCTAAAGTATGTAGTATCTTCAGATACTGGTTCAAGTATATGCTTTTTGTATAGTAAAGGACTATACGCCAGTTTATTTAATCCAGAAAAACTGACAGTATGGTCTTTCAGTGTTCTGGGTGTTGTGGTTTCTTTAATTTCCATTATTATATTATTTGAATATTAAATACAAGTTTTCTTTCTTCAGATTCGATATAAGTTATTTGACCTGACGATCTAACAACTGCAACACTATCTTCTTCAATTTTACCTTCTTCTACCATAGTATCTAAGAACCATTTCATCCAGGGCCATTGATTATCAACATCCCATCGTTCATTCTCTGATATCCTATACATGTCTAGCCAAACACGCAAGTGACATCCTTTTGGAACTTTGATTTCTGGTAATTCTTTTATATACTCTCTTAGATAGTCATGTACCCACCTAGCTACTTTAGACCGTGCTGTATAATGTAAAGATCCATCATAGATTCTTTGACCATTAATAGTCCAAAATTTGGGGGTCCCTGCAGCCAGGGGATTTGCAATTATTCTATTGTTTTTATCATCTACTAAAAATCCATTCTTTTCCCATCTATACTTTCCTGTTTGTAATCCTATTTGATATTTTTTAGCTAAAGTATCTACTTTAGTTTCTCCTTTCTTATAGAATTTAGCTCTTCTCCTATTACTTATAGGAACTTTGCTTTCATAATTTGGAATGACTACTTTCCAAATCTTTCCGTTATTCCAATTGCTCATTTTCTAAGAATTTAAGACCACTCTCAAATCCTTCCGCACAGATTAGATCACTAATATCTTTATGTTCACCAGGAATAAAAATAGGTTCTACCCATTTCATTCCTTTACATACTATACCATTATTGCCTAAAAAGGCTTGTAATTCTGTTGCTCCTTTCTTACCTGCTTCATCATTGTCAAATAATATCTTGACAGTGTCAAAGCGTGGAACCAAAGTAGCTAGAATCTCATACTGAGTTCTAGTATTCTCTGATTGAGGTGCAACAGCTGGTATACCTAATGCATATAAACACATTACATCTTTTAAAGATTTAGTGATAATTAATGTTTTATCTCCCAATTGTTTAACAGTAGTAGATAATTGTTCATATCCTTGAACATCATCTGCAGTTACATTTCCCATCCATTTAATCCTTTTGGATTTAGGACGGTAAACTTTAACTCTTTCTTCGTTAAACTTATAACAATACATTGGTTCAGCCCTACTATAAAATAGTGTGGGTTTCTTATTGAGATAAACATATTTAGCAGAATACACATTAAATAATTTCAACATTTCGGTATTAATCCCATATTGTTTCCAGTATCTAATATCTATATCTGTAAAGACCTGCGGTTTGAATTGAATAAGATTACTCTTCTTTTCTATATTAAGTTTAAAGTTATTATATCTTATTGGTGAATCGTTCACATTGCCTACATAACCAGCTAAACCTAAACATAGGTCCTGGTTAACTCTTGCCATAGCCTCTATAAAACTTAAGTTATATAGCGTCATAACAAGATCAAAGCATGTGCCTTGTGCACCATTAAAATCTTTAAACCGTAATTGTTTACCTTCATTATAGTAAACAGCAAAAGAAGGTCTCTCATCATCTCTTAAAGGACTTTTAAATGCTCTATTGATTGTAAAATCAAATCCTACATAGTGTCTCATGATCTCTTCTTCAGATATTCTATCAAGAATTGCATCTTTACTAAGAGCAGTTCCATCAGAAACTCCGTTTAAATCATACATGTAGATTTGTTTATGTTAAAAAATAAAAGAAAAGGCTGTTATCGTTTTATTTCCCTGCTTATTTTTCCAGGCTTACGGGAATAATATAAGAGTTTACAGCCTCTTCTTTCTATTCATTTAAAATGGTAATTGGGTATCATCTGTACTTTCAACCTCTCCATTTGTAGCTACAGCAGCTTTTTCCATTTTATCATAAGTAGGATTTATTTTTAATCCACTTACTGGAACTGTCATATCTTCAACGAAAGGACAAAAGTTTGGTACTGATGCATAATCCCTATAATTATATACCACTTTTAGCCTTACCTTTTTACTTAAATCAGCAGCATTTACCTTTTCAGAAATTATGTCACATAATCCCCCAAAAGAATCCGCTTTTACAGTAAAAGATTCAGCAGGTATGAATTTAGTACATATATGCTTAATTCTAATTAACATAGAATTAACCTTTCTGCTTACAGCCTGATCTGTAGACTCACCTGGCTTAGGCGTGACATAATCAGGATTAACACTAAATTCATTGTGTTTTAATTCAGATCCATCTTCACTCTTAAATAAGAATTGAAGGTAAGGATTAGAATTTTTGTCCTGCTCCTTTGTAACACTTACCAATGTTACATTGTCATTAATACCAACAGGTATTGTGGGAGTGGACGAGGTTTCCCTCACTTCTAAATTTGAATTTATTTCAAACATGTTTAAAAATTTTAAATTAAAAAATTAGAAAATATCCATTGAATCACCTGTAGGTTCCTTTTCAGGTCCCTCCACATGTTCAACCTCATTGTTAACAATATTTTTCTGAACTTTGCCTTGTTCAATATCATAATACGTTTTTTGGAGTTCTTCCGCTCCTGGCACATCATCAAACTCTCCTCCTTTATGGTCTAAACCTTCTTCGATTCTTGTTTTATGATCATTTTCTTCTTGTATCGTAGCTTCCTGTTCAGAATAGGTTTCATCTTCTGTTATAGGTTCAGCTGTTGATGTAATTTTTACTTCAGTAACTAATCCATCTACATCTCCTCCTTGTTCGACCCATTCTTTAGATCCAAAAGAATCTTTACCTTGACTTACTTCAAAAAATCTATAATCAAGAAAATCATTTATAATAGTTTCTGTAGAAGAAATATATAATTTTTCTCCTTCTTCTGCTACATTAAAATGACTTTTAAGATCTCTCCAGTGAGGAAGATTAACTACATATCCCTGTTTATTAACAGCTACGCCATCTTTATCGAGAGATTTATATATATAAAGTTTCTCATGTTCCGTATCAGGATATGCAAATCCAATCTTATTAGAAGTTGCATTGATTCCTAATATAGAAATCAGTGCAGGAGATAGTTTAAGCTTTCCGTTCTCTAGAACTTCTATGCAATAGTCATCTCCAAACTTGTTTTGTCTTTCGACCCTTTTTCCTATTAATCTCATAATTATTATTTATAATAGTTATTAATTGTTTCTATAACCGAACCCATATCGTTTGGTATATAGGTTTCTGAAAACATTCCCATTGGAGATTTACAAGTATTTCCACCATCTGTTTGATTAGTCTGAAATCTATATTGAACTTCTTTATCTCCATTCATATTTATATCAGTAAATAAAACAACAGTAAATAGACCTTCCATAGTGATTACATTATCTACAAGCTTTCCAATTGTTTTAAATTTCAATTTTCTAGTGCCTTTAAAATCTGTAGTCTCTTCAGCATGTCCTACCATGATAAAAGTAATATCATCACGCAAGCTTTTACCTGCATGTGCTACTTCCCAAGCATGTTTTCCTATATCGGTAAATTTATCAAATCCTCTTTCATTTGCTCGTCGCATATATTCATTTGCCATTAAATATTGAAAATCATCTACAATAACAACCTTAATATGAGGCATATTATCATTAATATGTTTCATGGTTCTTACTAAAGCATCAGCGTTATCACTAGAAAAATAATTTCCTTGTGCATTCTCTTTGCTTATAGTTGTGTAATTTGTTTTCCAACCTTTAAATGGTAATGGTTTTTTTGCTACGTTTAATATGAAAGTTTCTTTAGGATCTAATGTTCTGAAGGAAGTGGTTTTACCTGTACCGCTTTCTCCTATAATTAAAATTTCTTGAGCCATATATATTTATTTTAGCTATTAAATTCGATTCTTCCTGAATCAAAAAATTCATCTACCTTATTAAACTTTAAATTATCAAGCATGGACATCACTACTCCAGGTGCTCCTTCCCTATTCTTTATTAAATGCCAATATATCATGGCTTGTTGTGAATTTTTAGGGTTGACAACTGGTAAGTTATGTGGGCCATAAGCCTGTAAATTTAGCATATAAGGTTTATGCGTTATTAAAACATAATCAGAACCGTGAAATACTGCATCTGATCCGAAAATGTCTTTCTTCATAGGATACTGTAGTGTTGGATTAGATAATCTATCCGAACTTTCAATGTCACGATTTAGCTGGCTTAGTATTACAAAGATACACTTTATTTCCTTCTTTAAGACCATAAAAGCCCTATATAATCTAGACAACATTTCTCTTTCTGATTCTCTTTGTTTTCCTTTAGTTAACAAAGTATGATCTAGAAAAACAACAACACCAAAGTCATCGCCTTTTAGAGCTTTTTGTTCAAAGTAAAACTTTTTAATGGTATAATATATTTGTTCAATATTTCCAGGAACATCTATATAATATATACCATATTTACTGATTATTTCTTCTTTTATCTTCTTCAAAGAATCAAAATCAGGGTTTTCAAGCATTTTATGACTTGAATATAATTCAGAAACAGGTTTTTCTACTTTAGATGATAATTTTCTACCAACCTGTTTCATAGCGAGCATTTCAAAATTAAAAGACAGCACGGCAAAATTCTCACTAGGATTCATATCAAACAAACTTGTTTCCATTTCGTTTGCTATTGATGATTTTCCTGATCCAGACATACCAGCAATAGTCATAACTGTATTCCAGTCAATACCACCTGCAGCACATCTATTGAATTTATCCCACCTTGTATGGAGGGATCTAATTTTACCTTGTCTTCTAAGATCTATATACTCTATAATTTCATCAGCCGCTTTGCTGATATGCTTGTAATCCAATAATAGTGGATTACCCTTAGATAAGTTTTCCTCCATAATCTATGTCTTTATTATTGTTAGTAGATTGTTTATTAGCTACCCATTCAATAACATCCTTCCATATATCTTGTTTCAGCCAGTTTCTTAAAGTTTTAAGATAAGCTGCACTTCCTGTCCTTTTCTTTTCTTGTATGTATACTTCTAATATTTTTTGCAGACGTTGTGGACTTATTTTATTTCGTTGTATAATATTTAGATATAGTTGTTTAATTTCTTTCTTTCCTTCTCTTAGATTATCTTCTCTTCCATTTATTCTTCTTACTTTAACAGGATAGGCGGCAAAGAACTTTTTAAATTCCTCACCATAAATATTTTCTGCCAGATCGAGAAGATTCTCGTCTGCCAAAAGTGGATTGTCTGCTTTTTGATCAGTATAACTATCAACTAAATTTTTAATAAACATTATTCCTTTATTAGTAGGTTTAAGTTCATCAATGCGAAAGTCTTCAGGTTTAATATGTAAATAGCCCTTATCTCGTAAAGATAAGAGAATACCTCCTTTCTTACTTACAAGTTTGTTGCTTTTACAATATTCTACTAAGACATCTACTTTATTATAGACATAGCAATATAGAATACAATATTCCTCAAAGGATAAATCATTTTCTATTAGGATTGAAACCATTGGTTTTCCTATTGCTATCATACTATTTAATTAAAATCGTTAGCATCTACAAGAACTGCATTACCGCATATAAAGTCACATCCCTTATATTCCATAAGTTTAGTAGCTGGTATATTAAGTGGTAGATTCTGTAGCTTACCTTCTTCGTTAACAATCATTATTAATCCAACTTCAGTACAGGGCACAACTTCTATGTATCCTTTTACCAAGGCTTGGAGTTCCTCTAATTGACGCTCCGCATCAACTTTTACTATTTTTTCTTCTCCATCAGGAGAAACTAATTTAACGTCTATAAGACGAACACTTTTCTTAGCCATTTTATTTTAGTTTAATTTCATCAATACTATCTACCCATTGGGTATTATAATCACTTTGAGTTCTCTTCCTAACCCACTTAACTTCTTGACTTCCTTTTACATACAAATTCACATAAATTGCGGTCTTACCTTCTTGCATTCTAACAGTTCTTCCACGGCGTTGAATATTATCCAAAGCTTTAGAACTTCCTGCAGCACAAATACCTAAAGAGCAGTCTGGAACATTAAATCCTACATTTAAAGCTTTTACAGAGCTTATAATACGCTTATATCCAGAAGAAAATGCAGTAAGAACTGTCTTTCTATCTGAAGCTTTAAGCTTAGAATGAAATGTTACACACTCATCTCCTATCGCTTCTTGGACTCCTTCAGCAAAATCTATAGATTCACTAAAAACGAGACCTTTACGATCAGGAAATTTTTCTATTATTTGTTTAATAGTTTTTATTTTATTTTGAGCATTATAGCATAGTTGCTTTCTTTTCTGCATCATTACATAAAATATATTTGCCCATTTCTTTTGTTCAGAATTTCCCTTGTTCCTATAAATAGTAGCATTTCTAAATGCTTCAAAGATTCCTCCTAACTTAGAAACAGCAGCATTATACATAGTATCTATCTTATTATAAGCTTTTGCTTCTTCTGCTGTAAAACTAATACCCAGATTAAACACTTTATAAGGAGAAATAAGTCCCAAATTAAGTGCATCTTTAGTATTAGTAGTATATATAATAGGAGCTATCTTACCTAATAATATTTTATACTCTTCATTCTCAGGTACAGTTGCTGTTAAGCCATAAATTCTATTCCAGGTGTTATTCTGATAAAATTTACGATACTCAGGCGATAAGGTAGTATGAATTTCATCTATTACTACTACATTCCAATGTCTATTAGACATCTTATATGCAGTTTGGATACATTCAAATTCTACCTGGCCCAAAAGATGCATTAAGTTCCATGCATAAAACTCATTGATCCATTCATTATCTCTGAGATTTTCTGTTGGAACTATAACTAATGCTCTTCTGTCGGGGTGGTCTTCAAGGGTTTCTGCAATAGCTAAAAGACCCATCCGAGTCTTTCCTAAGCCAGTAACAGCTATCGAAGTTCCCTTGCACCCCGATTTTTTCCACAATTCTAAATGAGCTTGCTGTTCCTCGTCTTTATTGAGGTTCGCTTTTTTCATCTTCATTGTTATTGTTTTTAATTTTTAAAACACTTTTAATAAATTCTAGTTCATACTCCTGTCCTTGCAGTTCTATGATTCTAGTTTCTCTATCAACCTCTCTTTCTAAATACGCTACTTCAAAGTCATCGAGAGCTGAAATCCATTTCATATATGACATATCTATTTATTTTTATTATCTAATCTTTCTACTGTTTCTAATATCTTATTAAGGCTATATTCCATATGACCTAATCTTCTTAAAACATTATCTCCATACGTCTCCAACTTAAATAATGCAAATAAATATATAGATATCAATATGATACTGAACATTACTATTAATACTTCTATCATAATTATCTATTTTTCCCAGCATGTTGTAATATTTGTATCAGCTTTAAGTAATCCACTGGGTAGAATTTCTTTAGCGGCATCTTCCATGAGCCCTGTCATTTTATTTGCCCATTCATTTGCACATTCTTTTATACATACAGTATCTATTTGATCATGTACAGTCATAACTAGCTTAACCTTATCTTGCCAATTTCTTTGAATCTCTTCTCTGATAAGTATAAGAGCTTTCTTAGTCATATCTGCTCCAGTTCCCTGGATCGGAGTATTTTTAGAAGCACGCTCTATACGTCCGAGCGTTTTCATAGAAGTCTTTTGATACTTAAGTCGTGGAGACCAGTCATCAAACCATCTTATCCTACTAAAAGGAGAATATGTTTTAATATGACCAAAATGCTTACCATAATTGCCCAATGCTTTAAGGAATTTATTAATAGCAGGAAAAGCCTTGAAATATTTATCAATTAACTGTTCTGCGGCTTGAAAGGTTATCTGTAATGTTTCAGATAACTTCATTGCACTCATTCCATAAGCTAAACCAAAATTGATAGTTTTCACATTGGTACGTAAGCTTTTATGGGCTTTACAATTACATTTTTGCTTGTTGTGCAAATAGAATGCACAGTTGTCTTCAGCGACATTCTTCCATTCATCTCCATATACAAGTTCTGCACATATACTATGCAGATCTTCTCCTGCATTCAATGCTTTTAGCCAAACAGGATCCTTTGCTCCTTCAGCAATGATACATAATTCTTGAGAACTATAATCAGAGCTAACAAATACCCAACCTTCTCCAGGAGTAATAAAACAATTTCTATATTTATTATCACTTGGAATCTGTTGCATATTAGGACTATTACTAGATACTCTTCCTGTATTTAATATTTGATTAAAAGAAGTATGTACTTTACCATCTGATTTAACAAACTTAAAGAACTCACGCCCATAAGATGTAAATAGCTTCATCTTCTCCTTAAATTCTATATAGTCTTTTATAATAGGATTAGAGTAAGCATGCTTATATAGATTCTTTCCATTGACATCTTCTAAATCAGCTATTAAAGTTTTAAAAACCTTAAGAACTTGTGTCGGACTGGTCCATTTAACATCTACACGCCGTAACTCTTCCACGGGCATAAATAAATCAGTTTGAATAGATTTAGATCTAAATGGTTCAAAAAGTATATCATTTTCTATATATGCGTCTAGCTTATCAAGAATTCTAAAAGCTTCTTCTCCTGATATATCTGCTATTTCATCCCATTTCTGAAGATCTATATCTATGCCATTAAATTCTATATCAGCAAATGACAGTGCGACATCATTTTCCAATTTGAGAGTATTTTCTAAACTATGATTATTTATTTGTATCATCTGATCATCTCTTATTAAAGGAAGATATGCTACATCTTGAGCTCCATATACTACTTGATATTTTGTAAATGGTTCTCCAGTCATGCCAACAAACTTATTTCTTACCTCTTTATCCAATGCTACACCACAATAGTATTCAGTTAGGCTTGTGAGGCTATAGCTTTTATTTTGCCTCCCGCAATGAATAACTTTTTCAGCAATCATTGTATCATATATATTTTCACATGTTATATCAGCCCATTGCTTAATAAATTTATAATCGAATTTAACATTATGGAAGATTTTAAGAACTGTTCTAGATTCTAGAATATCTCTTAAAGCTTCTATAGAATATATACGTGTATCAATTACATATTGATTATGTTGATTTCCTATTTGAAACATTATAAGTTTCTTGGACAGGAAATCAAGTCCTTCAGTTTCAGTATCTACACCTAAAACTGCCTGTTGGGAACAATATTTTACAATATCTTCCATAGTACAAACCTCAAAGCCATCAGGTGTTAGCCCTGGAGGTCCTAAATAATAAATCATAAAATTTTATTTAAATAATCTTCCAAATAATCCTCCCATTTGGTTTCCTTTCTCTTCATCGAAAGAGAGAGAAGGTTTTAATTTTCCTTCTTCTTCCAGTGTAAAAGACATCATAGTATCTTTTCCTTTTTTAGCTTGAAACATAAAAACTACTCTATCTTCTCCTAGAGTATCTGTTAATAATTTATGTTCTTGATCATCAAAATGAGGTTCAGATACTCCATCTTCATTATATTTTTTAAACTTTTCAAGTATTTGTCTTCCTATTGCAGTTTGCTTTAATTTTTCTCTTCCATCTCCTATATCTATTTGTGTTACAGTACATTGCATAATAAAACAGAAATATTTTGATCCTGTTTTTGCTAAAAGGTCTGTAAGTATTTGAGGAAGATATTCTTTATATGCTTTGGTAGCAAACATTTGTGGAGGAAGCACTAAAAGTTTGTTTTGACCCTTCTCTCCTTGAAAACATATAATAGGAGGAAGGTCATGATGTTCAAGATACTTGCTTGTTACTTTATGCAGTACCTTTAATTTAAATTCTTCATATCCTTCTTGCATTTTTTTACATTTAATTTTTAAAAAAACAGAGCAAAGGAGGGACCTAGCCCCCCTCTGTTTCATAGTAAAACCAATCATAAACTATGAGTCTCTGTATTAAAGGGAACACTGCAATTAATTTCAATAAATTGAAACAGTCAAAAGAACAGCATTCCCTATTTTGTAAGGCAGAAAGTGAGCACCGCAATTGGTTTGCTCTCTATTAAGTTGGTTCTACCACGTCTGGACTTACGCTCTTCAACACCTTTTATATCAGAAGGAGAACTTCTCGGCCATGCATGCTCTTGTGAAATTACAAGCCTTAAGGGCTTACAGCGACCTTTTCTTCTCCTTCTTTGCATCTTTTATACATTTACTACTTCACATGAACCTCCTGAACAAGCTATTTCTTGACTTAATGATGTATTATCATCAGTCTCTTTAATAGCAGTTAGATCTACTTTTTGTAGTTCTTCATAACGTCTATCAAATTCTTCTTTGCTTATAGCTTCAAAAGGTGCTTGCTCATACGTTCCACCGTCCCACGGTAAAACAGATAAGCCGTTAAAGCAGTCTTTATTTTTCCACATCCAATCAAAAACTTCATCCCATTCATCATCTTTTACTGATATAGTAGCAGATACATTATTTCTGTTAGAACCTTCCTTGTGTCCAGTTTTGACCCAGTCATTATTAAATGTGCTGACTCGCTCTAATAGATCTAATGATGTTTCGTCTTCTCTACATATACCTGTTTCAGGTGCAGCTTGAGGTATCTCAATAACTGCAGTGTTTGGTATAGCTTTATAGTCTTGAACTAATTCAGGATGATGTTTAACCAAATATTTATATAAAGGTTCATCTTTAGTGCACTGCATTCTACGTATATAATACTTTGAATGCCATGCATGAATGCCTGAAGAGGTTCCAACTACACAGCTCGTCGTTCCTGATGGTTTAATTGTGGTTACTCTTGCAGCAGGTGCTATACCAATTTTTATAGCAACCACTTCATTTATTACTTTTGCTGCCGCCGCAGCTACTTCTAAATCATATTGACATATAACACCATTACATATACCAGTCATTCCTACACCTATAAGTGCTTCTTTTTCTGTTGTAGTTTGCCATATACGTCTTAAGTAATGAAAGTCTGTAAATCCTGCCTGCAGTGTTCCAAAGAATGCCGCAGCTGTTGCTCTCATATTAAGGTCCATTTGATTCTTAATATTTCCAACATTTATTTCAGTAAGATTACAAAATTGGAACGGACGGAGTGCGATCTCACAACAAGGATTGGTTCCCCATTCTCGGTCATGAGAGAAATATAAGCCAGGTTCTCCTGATCCATTCCGAAGCACTCTCCTCCATATATCTCTAAAGAAGTCTTTAGTTACTCTATGTCTTAATATAACTGCTGAGTTATTTGCTCTTCCACGCTGAGGATTTGTTTCCCACCAAGCTTCTGCTTTAGCTGATAACATTAGTTCGTCATCAGCACTAAAAAGAGAGATGAGAGCAGCCCTTCGGATACCTCCAGCCAGAACAGCATCAGCAATGTAACATACAATATCATGAACTTCAATCGGTGTAAGTTTTTCTCCGTCATTTTTGCTATCTAATATTAGTTCTAAATTGAATAAACATTTCTTTAAAGGATCAGGGCCTGGAGCTTTCCCGCCCGCAGTTACTAGCCTTGAACCTTTTGTTCTTATATCAGAGAAATCAAACATTGGTTTAGTTCTGCGTTCTCCAAAATATGCAGCCATTAAATGTCTTATAGCATCAGCCCATCCTTCAATGGAATCACTAATAAGATATTTTTGTTTATCTAATGGTTTACGTATTTCAGGTAACTTATCAACATGGTGATATTGAACAGAGTAACCAACTCCTGTCCCTCCTAATAGAAGGAACATAATCTCTGAAAATGCTCTCCAGTCATCGACTGGTAAATATGCACAATTATAAATCCGTGACTCAGATTTTCTTATTGCAGGTCCAGCGAATTGAGCAGCTCGCATGGACATTAGTACTTGTTTCTTTCTTATAAAGGGCATGAAATCTTTTATATCTTCAGTCAAGCTAGGATATTTATCTATCATCATATCTTCATACCTATTACATATCTCATCCCATGTTTCTCTTCTTCCTAATTCTGGGATAAACTTTGCATATTTATTAAATACTACAATGTCACTTAATATTTGGTTATTCTTTTTCATGTCCCTTTGATTTTGTTAAAAAATATTTCCCTGTTGAAAAGGAGTCTTCCTCTTCATTTCTTTATTGACTTGTTTAGCCTTTCCTTGCCTTTTATTATATTGCTGTCCTCTTAATTCAGGGTATTTCTCTTGAACTTTTCTTCTGCATCTTGTAGCAGATTCCCAAGGAGTTAATTGTCTTTTAGCTATTGCTATTAACAATTCAGTGGCATTTTCTATAAGCCCTTTTGAGGCTTCTATTTCATCATGCCATATTCTTGCCATCAGCATATTATCACTATCTCTTAACATAGGATAGTTTACTAGGTAGGATTTTATTCTTCTATTCAAATCAGTGGTGATAAAATTATTCATGTTATTTCTTTTTTAAGTCTTTCTCTTGAGCGTCTTTATATGTCATATATGCTGCTAATATGAGCAGTCCAAACATAAATATAATTGAGACACTTGCCAGAGCAATGTGATCTATGTTTTCCATTTAAAAATGTTTAAAATTAAATATTTGCAAAAAGTTAGTAGGGCAATAGCAGGTAAAAATATTATCCACAAAAGAATAGATACACTATAATATAGTACATACAATATGGATCTTATGTTGGATAGTATATTTTTCATTTACAGCGAGCCCTTGGTGAGGTGGGGGAAGATAGATAAAAAGGATTTACATATCCTTTAATTTTTTATCACACACTAACTCAAAGTTAGTAGAAATAGTTACGGTTTCCAAACCAAAATATAGCTATTTTCCACAAAGTTATGCACTGTCTATTTAAGCGTACAGGAGGGTCAAGCGATGATAATTTAGATAACCTAGAGGGACTTCGAAGAGTATGCGTAGTATAAATAAATCTATGATCCTTGCCCTTCCCTGATTGCTTCCTTAGTTACTTCTTTATCCAGGTTAACTTTGCTTCCTTCTCCTGGCGTAATTTGTGTATGGACGTTTGTTTTATCTTCCTCCAATTACAATCCTAGAATTTAATCTGAATAGCATTACGTAGGACCTTGTTCTACATTCATGACTTATATGCAGACATTGTTCCTACGTCTTATACTATTCAATATTTATACAATAAAGATAAGAACATTCAGCACATCCTCTAGAAGATGTAACTGAATATAACTTACCTATAAAAAGACAGCCCACGGAGCTTATACCTAATGCATCAGGTATTACTTCAATGTGCAGAGTGTCGGCCGATGACGCAACTGCATTCCTAATCCCCTTTTGTTTGGCTTTAATGGTACTTGACTATGGCAAATACCAAAACCTTTCTATTATTATTAACAAAAGAGCTGTCTATATTTCGTTACCAGTTCTCTATTACCGAGTGTAGTGCCTGGTTATGACCACATTTACCTACTTTGTATCTAAAGACCAGAGCAGTGTGCCCTCCTATGTGACTTTTTGACGTAGTCCTTAGTTTATTTATTCTTTCTCCATCCCCTCAGTGTCCTGTATCTTCACAGAACTCAAAGTTATTTTAAAAAGGAGTCACGGGTCGTCAATACCTATATCTCAACAGGCCACACCAATCTAGGATCGGATTTGAATAGTTGAGCTTTAGCCTCTATAGGTTTGAACTGTCTGACTCCCTTCTAATTTTTTATACTTAAGATGATCAGCTATTTTATCTCTTCCAAAATATACTGAATCACCGTACTTAAGATTATGCTTTAATTTATGAATAGCTTCATTATCTATTCTACCTCGTATAAGACTATTATTAATTCCTACTTCTTCTACTTCTATCCACATCCACTCTTTATTCTCTTCTCCATCTTCCATGTAACAAGTAAAAGCTATTTTAACATAGTCTTTCTCTTTAACAAGAGTTTCAGAATTCTCTTTTTGCCATTCTTTGAGGCGATCTTCTCCACAATCTTTGCACATCCAATCTATATTATTTTCTTCCGTCATTTTATCGTCTTTTAAATATACTTAGAAATGAATCTAAAGATCCAAAAGCTTTTTCTATTTTTTCAGCTTCCTTTTCTATTGTGTGTTTCCATTGATCAAACTCTTGGCCATCACCAGGATGCTTTGATTCAAAGTATTCACTTAAAGTATTTCCTACAGCAGTCAAAGATAAATTAAATTTAGCTGCTATATTCTTCATAGTCTCTCCAGAGCCATTAAACTCTGCTACTATTTTAGCTTTTATTTCTGGTGTTAATGGTTTACCTTTCATTATATAGTTTATTTTTTAAGTTTATAATCTTTATACCATTGTTTTCTGCAAGCAGAACATTTAAAACTACGAGCAACTCTCGTATTAGGACTAAATCTATCAGGAAGTCTATCGTAATCAGATCTAAAATCAGTACGAGGTTTAACTTCTCCGCAAAAACTGCATTCCCTATCTGGCTCTTGTTTTTGTTTCTTCTTCCTAATTGCTTTTATTTCTCTATGTAAATCAAGAGCTCTCATCTTCTCTTCTACCATCTCTTCAGAAAGTTCTGATTTATCTACAATTATACCATGAGCTCTTCTAATATCTTGAACTAAAAGAGTTCTAGCAAAAGATTCTGGTTTTCTAAATTTAAATGTTTGCTTATGCGTCAAATGTTCATCTCGTGCTTTTAAACATGCTTTACACATTTTTCTCTTCCCTGCAAACAATTTACCAAATTTACCAAACTCATAATAAGGCTTTTTAACTCTACATAAGGTACATAATTTTGGAGACTGATCATTAACTTTTTTGATATGTTTAGCTCTTTCCCGTTTATTCATTTCATCTACCCAATACCTTAATCCAAGCCTACGCACTAATTTATCTACATGTTTATACGCACATCCTAATATTTCAGCTGTTTCATGTCTATAAGTAAATCTGTATCCAAAAGAGTTAGGCCAGTTTCCATTTTTAATACTTCTATATTTAGATGCCTTTGTAATAGCGGCCTTAACCCGTTTAAATGTGTATTTACTTCTTTCTTTTCTTTTTTTCTTTACCATAGAGCTATCGTTTTCTTCTTACGAGCCCTGCCTTTTGTCTTCTTCTACTATCTAATCTCCATTTAGCTTTACGTATTTGATACACTAACTCTTTTCCAGGAAACCTATGAATTTTAGCATGTTTAGCTCTTACTTCAGCTATTATTTCCTGTTTGGTAAAATGTAAAGAGTTTAAAGCTCTTGCTATAGCCTTATTATACTTACTAGTAGTCTTGGCACCAAATACATTACTACCATTATCTGTAGTAGGTGGTCCATGCTGTAAAACTACAGTACCTTCTTCCTTGGCTTTAGTAGTTTTCTTCTTACTCTTCTTATAAGGTCCCCTTTTAGATAAAGCTTTCTTAAGATCTTTTAAAGGACCTTCCCCTAAAGTTTCTTTTGGTTTATCTATATCAGAATCAGATCCTTCATTCTCAAGGTGTGGCTTCGTCTGTTTCCAGTAATCATAGGTTTTATATGTATCTTCCAGTCTATCTATACGTAATATTAGTTCTGATAATCCTTCAAAAGCTTTTTCTACACTACTAAGTCTAACATTTAAGCTTTCTAGTAGCCCTTTAAATTGTGATTCGTTTAAATGCGAAAGAGGGCTACCACTTTCTGAATCTTCTTTTAATTGGAGCACCTTTAAGATGATCTCAATTAGATTATTATTATTGTTCATATTTAAATTATTGAAAAAAATAGAGGCTCAAACCACAATGATTAGGAACCCATCACGTAACTCCTAAGCTACCTGCGGTTAATCTATTGGTGATTGGTTTTAATTTGAGTCTTCACGACACCTCTATATATTAGTAAATATTAAATCCTCCACAATGCTTTAAGAATGTAGAGAATTTTTTAATGTGAGTATAACCTACAGAATAGCTTGAATAAATTGCTTTACCATTTAGTTTAAATTCTGATGGAAGCAAACTATGTGTTATTGCTTTACCATTTAAATATTTCTTATACTCTTTTGCTGTATGTTCTGTCCAATCCTGGGCAGCAACAAATTTCCCATCGGTATAACATATACCATAAGGTTTAGAATAGTCATCATTTAATACCATCATATTAATATATAGTCTTAAATCTTCAACTTTCTGTTCAGGACTCACTAGCAATGCTGTTTCTAGCATATCTAGAAATATATCTATTTCTTTAGCTAAAGCATCACATTTCTCCTGTTCTATTATGCCATATCCACTATTCTCTCCCCACCCCTCAGTAGGTATTTTAAGATCTTTCTCTCTTATAATAGTTTCACATAACATATGAATAGGTCTCCATGACCAAAGATTTGCTCTAAAATATTTACCTGGATTATAGTTATCTACTATTGTTTCCAATTCTCTAACAGCTTTCTTTTGTTCATCATGTAAATTATTAAATGCTTCCCACCATTCTTCCATGAGGTTACCATTTTCATCTACAAGTCCTATTTTACTACGAAGTTGTATAAAAGCCTCTTCAGCAGCCAATCCTTGGGTTTCCTTTCCCTTAAGTGGGACAGGATTTGCCCCATATATATCCATGCCCATATAACAGTTATTTAATAGTATTATGTAATTTCTTGATCTGTTTCTCCAAAACAGTTTGCATTGCTTCAAGCATAGCTAAAAAGGTAACATTTGTAAGGTCACTAATATCTGTATCAAGAAAAAATCCTTGATTCTTCTTTGTACCTGTTGCTCCTCCTTCTAATACTTTCTCAATGTCTCCAATAGCTTTCATAAAAGAATCAGCACTATCTGCAGATTTTATACGATCTAAGATTTGTTTAGGAGATTCTTTTCCTTCTATTACTTCTATCTTTTTTGTTATCTGAACATTTAAATTCATTTTCACTTCCGCATCTTCATTTTCTAAAGCCTTTATGGCAATATCATCAAGAACTTTCTTATAGTTCTCGTATTTTTGAATACGTTGTAGTGTATTTTCAATTCTTTTCATGTCTTTTTTCACATGACTAAAATTGTTTACATCTAATTTTAGTTTATTTGTCATTTTATAAATGATTTAAGTATAATAAAAAACATTTACCTAGATAGATCAATTTAAGTAATTCTAATGACTTTTGCAATTAAAAGTCATCAGAATCATCTTTCATTTTATCTAGTGTATCCTTGACAAAACTCTTTACATCTTCCGATAAAGTAGCTCGTTCAAGGTCTTTCTGCATATAAAAGAATGCACCTATTAAATGTCCTGCGAGGAACATATGTGCACTATTATCTTGGTCTATAACTAATACATCATTCAATATGAATTGAATCTGGTAAGAGTTAGGAGTCTTGGAAAAAGAATTCCTAAATCTATCATTAGTAAAATATAATTTACTAAAGTCAGTCATTTTAGATATAAAATCATGAGTGACAGCAGCGTCATAACCCATTGCAGTCCAGATATCAGCTTTGGAATGGTCAAATTGTAACATATCTGTTTTTATTTATGTCAGTTAGTAAGTAAAAAAAAGAAATCCACTCAACTCTATTAAGTTAAGTGGATTTCAAAAATCTATGAGACAGATTTATTTTAGCTTTTAGCTCCTGCAGGTGCAGTCGCTTCAGCAGTTTCAGTAGTATCGGCAGTCTCTTCCTGTTCGCTAGACTCATCTTCGTCTATAGCATCTAGGATAGCATCATAATCTTCATCAGATGTTCCACCTATTTCATGTCCTTGTTGTTTGAAAATTGTCTCGATATTTTCTCCTTTAAGAACAACACATGAATAGAAATTTACTGTATTATCTCCTACAGTGTATTCTTCTACTTCATTAGATACAATATCGCCTGGTATCAATTTACCAACGAATTGTTTTATTTGTGCAGGATTTCCAGATCTCCAAACGGCATTACCTGCAGAGTCCGTTTGTTGACTAATTACTCGGTATCTTTCAACTCCAAAAGGATTAGTCGGATCCTGAAAAGTTGCGATGTAATACTTCCTTCCATCTTTAGTTAAATTTAATTTACCCTCAATACCATCTGTATCTTCTACAGTAGTTGCTTCAGGATTTGCTGACAATCTCATGGATGTCAATTTTAGTTTTGCGTCTTCACTTATAGTACTCATAATTTATCTATTTTCCATTATTAAAATTGTTAAAAGTTGTTAAAATTGTTTTTGCGTGTTAAAATAATTTTGGAGATGACATCCTTAACTATCATCTCCTGGGATTCCAACCATACTACTTAATTGTTATTAACCTTTTCCCCACGTCATAGGAGGGGTTCGACATTTGTGTGCTTTGAACAGGTATGGTATCGGTATTGGCCCTGGCTTTGGGCGAGGATACTATCCCCCGAAGAGGTTAAAAGCCTGAGATTACGGCTTTTAATTAGAGAATCTTTCGTAGGCTAGTTCCAACTCCCCAATCTGAAATCCATCAGATTAGTTCCTAGTCGGTTACCCCTTTATCCACTCTATTTGCATAGAGTATTTCTCCAGTGACGGTAATTTGCGTTTACCATTCGTATCGTCATCATCTACTCAAATTGTACTCATAGCACTTTAAAGACGGCCATCCCTAAAATGTATTTTCTTATTTAAACCAACAGACCTTGCGGGATCTGAAGACTCTCTATTCACCGAAGTGTAGAGAATTAGTCACCTTTCGATGATTGACGCTGCAAGTCTTTTGCTTTCTTTCTTTAGTAGGTCGCAAAACCCATAAATCCAGATTTCCCATATTTAACTGTAGTCCTTACAGGACAGCTTCATACTCTTTTGGAGCACAAAATACTATACTACAGTCTGCAATGCCTTCCACATCACGGTGATATACGCATACTCGCAAAAGCACCATATAAAACTGACACATACTATTATCTACCTGAAGAAGATAGTTCATAACTATGCCTACGAATTTTCCTATTGCCATTTCTGACTCAACTCTGCATGGGAATGCAGAATAGAACCTCAAAGATTTCTCCATCAGTTCTGTTGTCCGTGTGCTTGGATTGACCATCTTACGATGGCAACATGTTAGGGATCTAATCCCCCTAACACATCTTTATACTCTCTCACGAGAGTTATCGGGCCAAGCCCCACATATTTTAACTAATTGTAAGGAGTTTCAGCAATGCTGATCAACCTACGTTTTTACTAAAACGTTACAAAAATACGAAATTGAATTGAATATTGTTTAAATATTAAGCCAATTACGGTAGTGGAGATGGGCGGATTCGAACCACCGTCCTGTCTGTGCTCATAATAAGCCCTGCAGACAGTCAATGCCTGTATCATCCCCAACATTTTAATAATCTCTTTCCCCATATAGTCTATCCTCATTAATACAAGTTCCCCAATATATATTACAAAATATTACTACAAATGTCCAAAGAACCCATAAAGGGATTTGTTGGAGTAATACATCGTGAGTTTCCCAATTAAATAAAATAGCACTTGCTACTGCAAATATCTTTCCTAGCAATAGTACAGTGAAAGGAGTAGAAATTACCAATAAAACAAATTTGAAACCATAAGCGGTTTCGGACTTTCTTCTAGCCATTTGATTAGTTTTAACAGATTAAATAATAAATCGGAAAATATGCTAATATCAGTATATCAATTAACAGTATAATCCCTAAAAGTATTCTCTTCCTTATTGTGTTCATACATTATAGCTTAAATCAAAAAGTTCCGACATAGACACACTTTGGTACCGTTGTTAATAGTGCGAAATCATTACCCAGTATGGCTTTGCTATCCATACGCCTATGCTAACGGAACTCTTTGTCTATCTCAGATATTATTTTCATATCGTATACAATCAAGTATCTAGATAGGAATATAATTCTATCTGTTGTGATAGATATAAATGATACGTATAAACAGCGTTTGTATCATTAAGCAGGCCTCTTGCTGTGATCCTGCATGTTTGTTACATTAGTTTCGGGTATACTCCCTACTAAACCCAACGCACGGCGGACATTATGTGTCTCAAGACGGCTGTAACATGTTGGAAGGATTGCCTATTTGTTATAGGACTTTATATAAAGTATCAACCGACTACCACTGTAGATTGTAGTCGCAAACCGCCTACCGATGAGTACTTTATTTTGTAAGAGCACCTGGCACAATTTATAAAGAACTTGTTTCTCTTGGACGTTTTAGCAGCCCCTTTCAGGTAACTCCCCACGATCCCTTTCACAGCCACCTTTATAACTTGTGTTGTTCCAGTCTTGCTTGGCTCTATTTCTTGAGTAGTTTTTCCTCATCTGTCATACTCAGGACACAGCACTTTCCCTTTTTCTGTCTTGGATTGGACATTATCTTTTAACAGATAGAGTGAAGATAAATCTTTTTCTTTCTTCTTGCAAATGACCCCAGTCCCCATTAATTAAATGGATCTATCATAGGCTTTCACATTCATTCTTTTCAAGGTCAGTCCCTGTTCAAGGGTGAACGTCTGACTGCAGGTAGTTAAACCTACGCATGAATGCTAGTCAAAGAATTACTAAATGATTATATCTTCTCTATCTGGTGCACTATGGACTCATTTATAGTGCGTACCTAACACTTGAATATGTTTCTCTCCCATATTCTAGGATCTTGAGTTGTTAGCTCCTTTTACGGTCCTTACATCACCAAAACAATTAGGTGAACGCCTCTGAATTACCATAATTGGCTATATATGTCCCCATTAAGTGGAATACATACATTGGTGTTTAACGCCTTAAAAATAGGCTGGGTTAGTTCCCTTACACTCTTGGAAACACCACCAAGAACGTGCAGAACTCTATCCTGCCATCTCATAGGAGGGGTTAGACGATCTGTGTGCCCAGAGTGAGTGTTGTTTCTGTGAGCGTCAGCGGTTGTGGGAGCCATAACATTTACGATAACGGAGACACGGCTACATCTTGAAGAACATTTGCCGATACCGTTCCCCCCTTTCACGTAATCCAGTGAGCGAAGCGAACTATAAGCTCGTCGAGCGTAGCGAGACACCATGTTTAAACAGAATCGTTACCCATAGCCGTTATCTTTAGTCAGTACCACAAATGGGTCATGAGTAAAGTCCAAGTTTTGTGCCACGTATCACGGTGGTGGCTTTGTACTTGGTTTACAGTCTATCCGTGTATATCTGCAAGTGGTACGTACTCCTCGAACTTTAAAGCCCGAATGGAGAATGCCCGTTAGCTACACGACTATGGATGCGAATTCTGGTGGGGACTACCCCTGTAGATTATAAGCCAATCTATCAACGTGCCTACATGCCACTATTAATCCCCCATTGCCCACGGGCATGCAAATAAGCAATGAGTTTATGGAATCACATAAGTGTCCATTGGAATTTATCCCGTTAGTTTAACGCCAACATGTGGGATGTGAATGCGTATTAGATAAGGTGGGCAGTAACTTTCAACACCAGCTGCCTAGATTTAGTGTGTACACCTTATTATGTCTGGAGCTTTAGTGGTTGCGAACCACGGGTCTGATGTTGTTTCCAGCTCCTAACCCATAGATTGATGTCGTGTGCCCTTGGACCTGTCCTACCTGTGTAGGAGTACGGCTTCTTGGCAAGGGACTAGAGACTTACGCACTTTTGTCGGCTCTAATAACACACATCAAAAACTAGCAGCGATGGACACATTACATGCCTATACTTTTCAGGAAACCCAACTCATAAGAGTCCAAATCCACTGCTATATATCTTCTTCCAACCCCGAAGGGCACAGACCCAAAAACGAAAAGGCGAAGTTTAACTGTTTCGCACCTGTTATCAGCAGGGAAAGAGTAAACGGTCTGAAGGCGACATGATGGGAAGAACACCATGCCAATAAATAGTAGGAGTTTGAACTCTGCGTGCTTTAGCACGAGAAGCGGGCGTAAGCGTAGCGTCGCCTCGCACAGAGGAACCGCTTAAATGTTTAAATCCCCGTGACCTGAATGGCCACGGGAAAAGGTTAAGGGATAGGGCTTGAGAGCCTTACGCTAATACGTTCTTTACCTAGACGCAGTATCATCACGTCTACCTATAGTAGGAACTCAAGGACCTTAACCCTTGAATGGCGACGGTTCGTCTTCATCGTCAGAGACTGCAGAGTCATCATCCTTTTTCAGGAAGTCAAACTCTGACGCATCAATGGCAATTCTATCCCCGACCCGAAGGTCTTTGAGGATACTCTCAACGTTGAAGATACTCAAATTGTATCCTGACGTTAAGTCCTTGATGCCGTCTTCTGCAACGGAGCCTTCACTATCGGGCTTGAAGTTGATAATCGTATAAGGATTACCCGTCTTCTTTGCCGTGAGAATAACAGGGGCATTAACTGCCTGACCGTCATTATCATAGGAAGCATCCATGAAGAAACGAATCGTGCCAACTACTACAGAACCTTTAAGGAAGCCTGCATCTCGCATGAGCACAACTTTAATTACGTGCACTGTCCTTCAACCACAAACGGGCGACTAGGGGCACTGACCTTCCCTGCAAAGGGCGAATTCCACGTAAGGCTGACCGTGGGCACAAATCCAATGCTTGTGCAATGAATAGTAGGAGTTAGAGTTCTGTGCGACGAGCTTGCGAGGAGCATGAGCGAACGCAGTGAGCGATGAGCGAGTGAGTCAATGAGTGATGTATGCGTAATCAGATGTAAAGCAGCGACATGCGGCGAACGCAGTGAGTATAGCATGCAATGACCGAAGGATCATTGAGCTTCACAACTTGTTGTGTGCTTTATATGTGATGAGCATCATCAACGAGTGACGAAGGAGCGACAAGCGAACGAAGTGAGCGAAGTGAATAACTTTAATGCAGCGTCACACAAACGAGCGAAGCGAGTGGTAGTGTGCATCGAACGCAGTGAGATGAGCTACCAATGCTTGCATTGTGCATTAAATGTTCTGAACGAGTGAACGCAGTGAGCTTTCAAGGGGGGGATTTTCATTTGGTTTTGAACCCAGGGAGTGTTTTTTCTGGTCCCCTACTCAACCGAAAATATTAACATTATTTTTTTATTATTTATTTTTGTTTTAACTTGCGGAAGTAACCACTGATGACTTGAAAATATATTCAAGGATACCTCTCCAAGAAAATAAGATGGTTTAATGAAGAGAGGCCACTACGTCTCAGATCTATTTATTTAAACAAAAATCCCTGGTGGATTCTTAGCGGCAGTTGAAAGAGTCGTTGAGTTTCTGGGAAATTCATGGCCGCAAAATTTGAGGGAGGGAATAAGGCGGTCTGACTTCTTGGGAATGAATAAAGAGTTTAATACATTATTAGATAGGTTGGCTGCATTAGTATTTTTTATTATCTGCATAGCAGCCCTTGCAAGTTGTTAATTATTATTTTTTGATAATATTTCTTATTATGACCAAATGTTGTATATTTGTGACAGAGCATAATAGCAAATGTTATGAAAAGAGTCAAGAATGAGATAGTCAAAAGAGCTGACTTCTATCCTAAGTACTTAAAACTTATAAATGTGATCTTACCTGAACCTTTAACTCAAAAAGAGATAGAGGTGTTAAGTGCATTCATGGAACTCAAGGGTGATTTAGTTGAAAGCAATAGGTTTGGCACTGAAGCCAGGAGGCTTATAAGGAATAAGTTTGGTTTCAAGACACATTCTAATATAGATAATTATATAAAGTACTTTAAAACAAAGGGAATATTGGTAAAGAACGATCAAACAGGATTACTGGAGATGAATAAGGTAGTATCTGTTCCAAATGGGGAAGAAGAGATAGAGTTAGTATTTCGATTTAGAATAGATCATGGAAATAATGAAGAAAGTAATTAAAGAGATAAGTGAAGAAACTGGTACTCCTATAGATATTGTAGAGGCTGCAGCTAGAGCTCAATTTGGTTATGCACGGAAGGTAATGCAGGAAGGAGAAATGCATGATGTCTTATTACATGGTCTTGGAAGATTTAAAGTAAAGAATGGAAGACTTAATCATATAATAAAGAACTTAATTAAAAGAATAAAGAAGGGACATGTAAAACGTGATGAAGGAATGAAGAGACTAGCAGAATTATGGCAGGTAAGACAAAAGAGAATAAAGAAGTAATTAATATTATTACGGTATTAAAGGCTAAGGCCCATTGGACAACAAAGGTAAGAGAACAGAAATACGTAGTAATGGGAATGATAGAAGATTGGTATGAGATGCCGATCACAGAGAGTTGGGAAGAACTCCAGAGGGAGTTAAAGAAATATAATGAATTAGAGGAATTAGTAAATTTTTTAAATAAACAAACATAATTATGGCAACTACAGTACAAACACCTCCTGTGCAGGAAACTTCAAATGGTGAAATGCAGGAAGAAGAGTTAAAAATGCGTCAAGCGGCATTTCATAGAGATATGCTAATGCGATCTGCAAATCTATTGATGCAAGGACTATCTATAGGAGGTCCAGAGGTAAAACCTTTGTTTGATAAAGAACAAAGAGCTATTTTAGAAGAGAAACTATATGGTTTTTTAAAGGTATTATAATGAAAGCTATAAAAGGAATAGCCTTATTAGGCATATTAGTATATATTTTTTCATGCAGTGGTGAGCATGCAACT